CTGAGACATATGGTAAACTATGCTTAGTGCAATAGTCTTCATAAACAACAGTGAGAAAATCAATTGAATCCATAAAAAAACCCGAACATGTATACATCATACACGATCGGGTTAGAAATGGGAGCAGTAGTAGACAGTTTAGAAACTGTCATCATACTCATTGACTTCTCGTTTAAATTTTGCTACCTTTTTCTTATGTGATCTCCTAATATTCTTTACATCATATCCAAAGTCTTCAAAATCATCATTTATTAAATTGTACTTAGTCTTGTCGCCTTGATGACGCTTGCCCATTGATTAGAATTGGTTGTTATACCGCAAATACGTGATTTATTTAGTGATATCAACTAGTTTACCTTCTTTAATACTACTATTAACTAGTTTACCAATAGATTCTTTATTATTGAGAGTATTTGACACTAATTCATTGAAATCTACTGTATTCTCACAGCTAAATTCATAAGTTTTGTCAATATTACTCTGATATGTAACATATACTACACTTTTATCTACTTTCAGTGTATTAATAGCTGAACTATCAAGGTTTTCGTAAGTTTTCACAAACATCTTAAAGTTTAATTTTATAAAAATCTTAAAAACTCAGTTTTTTGACTTTTTAAGAAAAGTGAGATTCCCAAAAAACTCAAAAAGTCAAAAAACTGAGTTTCCGAGTCTTTTGGAGAACCATACTGTTATTATAACAGACCGCTGAGGGATTTGCAAGTGTTTCTGAGGGTTATTGTGCCACTAAAAGAACTGGCACACTTCTCCTTGACTTTCGGTAGGTAGTAGGCTAAGCTAACGTCTCCAGAGTACCTTCACAGTATCTTCACAGTACCTACACCCCATTTAATTAACCATTTATTAATTATTGATTATCAATAAGAAGTCTTATTGAGAACCCTTGGTATGACTGACGCGCAAGCACCTCTGAAAACCTTGTTGAGAATCAATAGCAATGGGTGTTTCCATTTTCAGTTCTATTGCATCAGATTACCACATTAATGTTCCATGATATGCTAATTCTATCGTCTGTTCCCTTGTTTTCTTCTACCCAATGTGGTAAGTATGATGGGAACAATAATAGATCACCTTGAGCTGGTTCAATTCTAAACTGTGGTGATGCTCTTGTATCATCTACTAGCTTAGGGTTAGTGTATGTGGTAATGTTATATGAGGTATGAGCTACTGGATTAATAAACACAATACCAGTCTTATCTGTATTCTTCAGATAGTATACTGCTGAGTAGTCTCCACCAGGATGTGTATGTTGTACGTTTCTTGATCCTGTTGGGTTAATGTTAATCCAATTGGATTTATGATAGGTTGGTTGAGTGTATACCTCACGTAGTATTTCATCTACCTTATCTCTTACTGGTTGTAGTAATGTTGTATTCAGATGTAATGATTGGTATGAGTTAACACCTGATCGTTGTTCGTATGTTGATCCTATTTCATCCTTTCTTTTATGTTCATAACAATAGTCTATGAGTGCATCAATGTTATTGTTGATGTGAGTATGATAGACAAGTGTAGGGAATAGGGGGATGATATTATACATTATTTGAATCCCTTAGATTGTTGTATGTCCATGACAGTGACAGTAGCATCATGTGTATCTGCTTGTTGAAACCAATGTGCTCTAAGATGATCATAGTCTTCAAATGCATAGGACCTATCATCAGGATAGTTAGCAATGTAGAAGTGTCTATCGTATGGTTTATCTGATGTATTAGTAAACCAATCTGATTGTTTAATTGTAGGAGTCATCCGAATGAGTGAGCATTGTAATGAGTACGTACTGGACGTGGTTGTTTATCCTTAACAGCTATACGTTTAGCATTCATGTAGATACGTAGTAGTTGTTCAGTTGACATTCTTTTTCGCTTTGAAGTATTCCTTGTAGTAACGTTGTTTGATTTCATTTAATGTATTCATGTCTTCTTCATATCCCATGTACTTGAGGTGTTGATATGACCCTTCAAGTTCTGATATGAGTAAGAGTAAATGTGTTGGTGATCTAGGTCTGCTATTAAACTGATATGAGGTCATTCAGATGATACAATGATTTAAATTCAATGTTATTATCATCCCATATCTTATGATCATCCATTCGATCAATGATAGTTACGACTCTATTTACAATGTAACCTGCTTGTCTGAGTGTATTCACTGCGATTAAAGCAGATGCACCTGTTGTGGTAACATCTTCCAATACAGTAATGACCGATCCTTCGGGTGGTTTGTGACCTTCGATGACTTCTTGTGTACCATAGTCCTTAGGGTTCTTTCTGACGATTAGAGCATCAATATGTCTATTACCTTTGTAATAAGACTTTTGAGAGATACCAATGACAAGAGGATCAGCACCTAATGTGAGACCACCAACAGCTACGGCATTATGATCAATGAGTGGTAGTAGGAGATGAGACAAGAGAGCATTACCTTCACATGAGAGTGTGACAGGTTTACAATTGACATAATGCTCTGACTGTTTACCAGATGAGAGAGTATACTGTCCTTTACGGTATGCTCGTTCTTTAAGAAGATTCAGGAGCGTAGTCTTATGTTTTGTATCTTCAGGTGTTGTGAACTGAGTTCTAATTTTCATGAGTGACGTTCCTCCCATAGGTATACAAAATAGCATCCGAGTACAACCCAGAATACGATTTCAAGTGCATAGTTATTCATGATTTAAGTTTGTAAATGTAGTCTTTAAGTTTCCTCTCTACTTTTGTGTGCTGATCACGTTGCGTAGCTTTGGTGAACTCCGTTGTCCTATGGAGACATAGGATCAGGTATTCACATTCGTCTGGTGTAAGTCTCATGATTGTGTTGTGTAATCGATGTCCACTGAATATGCATCATCGTATTCATCGATGATACCAAAATGCTCTCTTTCAAATTGTTCTTGTACTTCCATTTCTTTCATTAACTCTTCGTTATCCATGGTCGTAATGTAGTGGAGTTCACATCTAATTATACCACAAATTAATCCTTGTTTGCAAGTGGTACAGTAAACTGATATCGAACTGTTTCAACACCCTGAGAATTCAGGATGTATACAGTCTGACACTTGACATTCAGGACATGTTCTAATGCTTCAATGAGTTGTTCTTTTGTATCTTGTTGCACAATAACTTTAGGTAACATAGCGTTGAGTTCGGACTGAACCAGTTAATGGATCAGTGATAGGGACGGACGTATAACATTGCAGTTTATAATCCTTTGGTTGTAAGTGTGAACGTTCAATCTGATCTACTGCATGATCAAAACACATATACCAACTCAGGTTAAATTTACCTGTACGTGGCTCCATACGCCATGGCATTGAATAATGTGGGAACAAACTCTTGTCCTTACAACGTGTATGCTTCACACCACGATCTTTGCTCTTACGACTCGAAGCAGCTTTGGTAGATCCAGTCGTAGTACGAGTCGAAGTCTTGGTCTTCGAGGTGTTCTTTGATTGCTTGCTCTTTGTATTCAGAGACGCTAAGTTCTTTTCTAATGACGATACTGTTGTCGCCTTTGATTTCCCAGATGAGCGTGTCACCTTCTTTCCAGTCGAGGTCTTCGCGGATGGTTTGCGGGATTTCGATGTAGAGGTCGTTTTCTGAACCATATTTGTGAGTAAGTACAATGAGTTTTTGTTTATTTGATATATCCATTGATCTCCAACCATTCACGAGTCATAGGTGTCGGTTCATAAACTGTCCACATTTCTCCCTTTGCACAAGCTTGAAGTGCTTTCATAGTCATATGTTCAGTTCTACCCGCCCATTGTGCTTCTGCTTCCCATGGTACTGCGTTCTCAGGATATGTACGCTCTGCTAACACACGCCATAGCATCGGTACTGCATCTTCAGGCATAATAATAGCAATCATACTATTATCAATTGTGCCTGCCATACAATCTTGGGCGGCGTGCCATCCTTCATGGCGCATTAACATCATCAGTGTACCAGGATCACCCATCCAATCACGATTCAAGTAAAAGTTATTACTGACTGTGTGATAGACACCACGATGACCATCAGGGAAATACTTTGCATCAGCAAGATATACCTTGACACCGATTTGATTCAGTGTCATCAACATCGTGTTGAATTCTTGTGAGTATGGTGTGTATGCTTCCGTATTAGGATACTCATGTGAGATATCTAATAGAGTGAAGACTTCATCAACATCCTCCTTACACTCACGCAATAACATACAACCCATGGCGTCGTATGATTTAAAACCTTGTGTGATCTTGTCTTCGTTAGCTAATGCTACACCTGACAATCCTAAACATAACCCTGCTGCCACTACTTGCTTCAGTAGTTGATGTGAATGTTCCATGAAATACTAATCCTGTCTTCTTGAGTGTTGTTCTTTGATACACGATGAATTAGATTAGATGGGAAGATCAGACCATTACCTTCTACTGGTGGAAACCACATCGAAGTAAATGTAATCATGTCCTCTTTCAACTTTGGATTCATCGCATCTAGTAGTCTGAACTGATTGAAGTAACTTGGATTCTCGATCTCAAGTCTACCACAATCACCTTCAGGAACCTTGACATAGAATACAGCAGCAAGATCACATCCTGGATGAGTATGCTTATGATTAAAGGATCCTTCAGTGTTCACATTATACCACACATTACCAATACTGTACTGTAGTTCTTCCGTAAGGAATTGTGTCATGATATCGTTGACACTCTTAAACAGCACCTTTGGTTGTGGTTCTTGATTTGGAGACTGCCATCCACCTTCATTTGATAGACTGACAGACTCGGTTGTTTCCATCACAGAGTAAATGTTATCCACGATCTGCTGACGATGGTCAGCAAAGTCGGACAAACTAAATTGTAAAATAGGAGAAGGAAACGCTGAAATACAATTAACTGTCATCAGTTAGCTTCCTCATCATATTGATTTTATGTAAGATGACTTCTGCTTGAGCATGGTTACCATTGTTACTCTGATTGATATAATCAAGTATCAATGTCTTCATGGTGTCATCAACCTTCTGTGATTTCAAGGAATCGTTCTTTGAGTTCATCCTCGTTAATGAATAATGTCTGCTCGTTATCTAGTTGATCAGGGTCCATCCATTCAAAGAACTCATCAGCAAGGCATAGCGCATTGTCGATTTCGTCGTTCTCCATGAAATACCTGAAACGTGCTACTACCCAATCGTAGATGTCGTCACGTTGCTGAGAAATGCGGAGTACGTCTTCGTTGTTCATTTTTTGATGAGAGTAAGTGTGTTGGAGAGGTGATCGTACTGGATGAATTCTACATCCTTAGGCAGCATACGGTTGAGTGCTGAGGCAAAATCGTTAGGAAACTTAGAGAATGCTCGCCAATACCGTTCGACACCTTCATCATCCAGATCAGCACGAGGAGCAACTGAAATAGTATACTCACCTCGTGTGTGACGATTCGAGAATGGTTCAACTAGCGTGGTGATATACTCAGCTAGTGGGTTTGGTTTACTCATTTAACAAAGACCTCGTTGTTGTGTTCAATAGTTAATCCTTGTGCTTGTACAAGGAGTTGGCACATGTGTGCAACATACTCAATATCATTCTCATCTGGTTCTAGATCGTAGGAATTGTCCCAATCAACAGAACCATCTTGGAATACAGCAGCACCGTATGGAGTGCCGTCATCATCTAATGCATAAGCGTTACCTTCGGCAACGAGATAGAAATTAGGAGAAGACATGAGATTAAAAGCAGGGTGACCTATGTAGTATAATGTATAATGGGTTGGGTGTCAACGCAAGTAGAGATACCCACCCGCCCAGTCGCAGCGACTCAAAACATCTTCCCTACTAGCGGAATCTAGCAGATTACCACGGACATGCTTTGCAGGAGCACGCCATCCTGCTGGTTTGTAGAGTTCACCAGTCTTTTTGTCAACAAATGCATGGACACTGCTGCTACCAGTACAATCGTTCATGATGACCTTGAGATACTTACGTCCAGTTTCAATAGTGAAGCTGTAGTCAGGTTTCTCAGCAATCTCCTTAGCGCGATTGATGTAGTATTCTGCTTCTGATTTTGTTTCTGCAGTGAGAGCACTACGCTTCATAGAGTGAGTACTGTACTCAATGAAGTTTTGAACGAGTGCTTCACAGAGAATCTCAGTGTAGTGATGTACATTTGCCGCGTTGTCTGCTCTATCTTGAGCAGAAGCAGCGAAGTCAGCGAAGGAAGATGTGGTCATGTGTCTTTTGTGTTGATGTACTTAGTATAGCAAGGATCAGTGACCGTGCATCCTCTGGTGTGGCAGTTTGCCATCTGTCACACGACTGTTCAACTGAGACAAGAGTTCATCTACAGTGATTTCTAGTTCTGCTGCTGCTGCTTCCTCCCATTCTTGGTTGCTCTTAGCAACAGCGGCGATAACATCAGGTTGTGATGCCATTTTTTCAATAAAGGTGTCGAAGCTAGTCATTTGTTCTAGGATTGTTGTGAAGTTGGTGTTGAAGTTGATCGTGTAATTGAATATCATCTACTTGATTCTGCTTCGCAAGTTTCTCGCTAACTTTGGGATCTGTATCCCACATCATATCAATAATGAAATTGACCTGATTAACGGTCAGTTCCATAGAACGAGTGTTCATAGCAATAATAGGTTAAAGGGGCATTGTAGTCGCTCCTAGGTGCCTCTCAGCAGACACAGGAGAAACCAGAGTAACGGTCAGGACACTTATCAGTGTGAAATGCAGTAACATCTGCACCACTAGCGATACGTGAGTTGACTTCATGAGAGAAAGTCAGTGCTGTGATGGTTGACCATGATACCATGTCCTTACCATAATCGGAAGGGAAGGTAACACGCTTGACAAAACGCTTGACACATGTTTTAATACCGTGAACGTCACATGCTTCAGCAATGAATGCTTCAGGGAAGAAGTCAACGATACAGACAGAGTTAGTGAGTTGCATTGGGTGCTCCCTTGGTGACCTCTATATTATAAGGGGTGCGGAGGTCATGCGGAAGGTCGAGTGGACACTAGCTCAACTGTCACCCATGGTTGTCCATGAACTCATCTAGTGTGTAACCTTCACCAGTTGATGTTTCTTCAATCAGTTCTTCAATGGTGAGAAACTCCATCTTCAAACGATACTCCTCTGGTGTGTCATCTTCTGGATCATAATCATCATGACAGAGATACTCCCATTCATGAACGAGTGCATCAATCAATTGTTCTTTAGTGTAAGTCATTAGCTCAATTGTCATTGAAAATAGGAATGATGTCAGTTCTTACGTGTAGGGTTCTGTTTATGTGCTGCTCCCACTGAGCGGCATCGTCCAAATTGTAAAAGGTCGCTTGTTGGCGGGACGTGCATCCCTTCTTCTTGTTCTTCATCCAAACGACAGCGTATTTCATGCCAATAACAAGGGTATACTAAAATGTTAACATAATGACGACCCCATCGTGAATTTGCTGATTCAGGAAGAGGTTGATCGATGAAGCAAATCGTTAGATAAGCATCATCGATAAAGGAAATATAACCTTTGATACCATCGTATTCAACAGGTTGTAGCAATTCAAAATCATTCTTGTTCATCGAACAACTTGCGATCTTTGTTCTGTGGTTTGGGTAATCTGAACATCTCTTTGAGATCATTCAGTTCATTCAGTTGTGTCTGCAGTCTATCAATTTGTGCCTGCAGAATCTGAAAATTCTGATCGTTGTTGTTCTGTACTGAATTTTGCATCTGCAGCATATTCTGGATTGCTGCTTTGAATTCCTCTTCGTTCATTGTGAATCAAATTAGTAAGTTGCCGTTCTAGTTCGACCTCAACCATGATAAGTTTATTAATCATGTAACCGTGATAGTCAATGCCATCAATCAGTTTGGTCACAGTATGTATATCCTGTAATGCAAGCAGGATTCTCTCTTTTTTATCCATCAAAATCTATCAGGAAGATGATTATTATAACCGAGCATGTAATTTTTTAGTTCTGTGTAACGTGCTCGATGCTTTTCATGATAGTCTGCTAGCTGTTGAATAACTACTAGCATTTCTTCATATACGTATCGTGGATCAGTATTGTCTCCAAAACCATCTTGGAGATAGTCCTCGATACACTCTTGTAATCGATCCCTACGATGTTCTTCATAGGTGGTATCAGTACCAACAATGGGACTGCTCATGAAAATTCCTCATTACGACGACGGTCTAAGTATTCAATGATCTCTCCACGCCATTCTAGCAGTTCATGATAGCATTGCTGATCATGTGCATCCTGACGTAGTTCGTGATCTGGTTTCAGAACACTCTCATAAAAAATAAAGAATGCGTCTTTGCGTTTTTCTTCTTTAGAAGTGTCCCAGTTCATAGTATAGTCGGTTTCTAGTGGTTTGCAGTGGTTTAAGGGGAAATCGAAACAAATTAATTTTCAGGTGGGGGACCAGCAGGACCCCAACCATCATTTTCAGGCACACAGTCGTCTTCGTCTACCTGATCAATTGATCCAATGTCACAAACTGGCACCTCATGCTCACCACCAATCAAATACCATGGCATAATATCTCCATGGTATTCAGGATGGGCAGCATATTGTGTTGTGTATTCTTTATCACCAATATACTTGATCTGATCCTCAGGAATTGAATTTTCCCTTAAAATAGCTTGGATCTGCATATGTGTGAGTTCTGGTTTGGTGGGAACCTTCATAGTTGAATGCTAGATGAGGTCATCCTATCACACCATCGATGGCGTGTCAACCAGGATTTGAAGGATCTTCGTTGATGTAAGGGATTGTCCCATTAGGTTTGACAATATATGCAGGAATTCTAAATGCTGCGTTTGGTAAATTTTGTGGTTGTGGGAACCAGTCACAGCAATTGTCTACAGCAATCTGCTCAGTCTTGAACACATAAAATGTATGCTTTTGTGCGAAGATTTCATCAATCTCACTCTCAGGAATGATCCATTGTGCTTCACCATTCTCGTCTACACTCTTATAATATGCATACATCAATGCTTTATTATCAGAAGACATTGAATCATATGCAGTATTATCTACTACCATAACAAATTTGTTCTCTAGCTCTGCTAAACGAGCACACATTTCACCAATTGTTTTTGGATTTAAAGAGATAAGTGCCATCAGTCAAGTCCTCCGTCATCAATAGCTCGTAAAATAGCATCAAGAGTATTACTCTCACTGTATACTCTGTTTTGTGGCATTCCATCCACTTGCTTAGTAGTGATTGCCATTGCCATATAAGACATTGATCTACTAGCAAACTTGCGATACACTGACTGAGCAATGTGGAAGAATTGTTCATCAGATGCTAGATACGCTCCCAATTCAGAGTTCTCAACTAGCATTTCTGCATATTTCTTAGGACTAATTGGAAACTTAACGTTACTAGGAGGAATTGATAGTTGCTCTTGTGGAATATCCCTTAATTTCTTTCTATATGCAACCCACTGTGCTTTCTCATCATCAGTAAGAGGAGCATCTCCAAGTTGTGACCAGTCACTATCCATAAGTAGGAAATTTCTGACTATTGTAATCTTAGTCCAGTTTGTGTATTCATCAGCAGCAAACTGTGAAGCAAGTTTACCCTCAAGATCAATATCACTTAAGTCTCTAAACTCAATAAATTTTGCATCTAGCTTGGTGTATAAGTCATCAATCTCTGCCTTCTCAAATGCATCGAGATTCATTTCATATGAAACCCACTTATATTCACCTGTTTTTTGATTTCTTTGAAACTTGTTCTTGTTCATCAAGGCGACACCAGTCTTATACCTGATAAAACTTTCTAATTTATCCCTATCAGAATCCCAAATAGGATATAGAATAGGGACAATTTCGTCTTTCCAGAAATCATCAGTAATAACTTTCGTTACACCATTTTTTGCCATTGTTCTATTAATGGCATTTAAATATAGTGCTACATCTTGTGAAGAATACTCGTTCATTGTATTAGATTAGGGATCTCATACCGTCATAGTATTTAGACGGCTTTGATTAGGTACTTGACTCTGTGGTACTTTGTAATTAAAGGAATATTGACTTCTGGAATAGCTTCTGCTGTAACTGTAATAGGTGTGGAAGAACTCATTGTGAATAGTCCCTCATCAGAAGATAAACCAGACTCAATAACATTAACAGTTCTGTCAATAAAATCAATGTCACAAATTTCTGTACCATCTGTTGGTGTGAATACTCTAGTTGTAATCTCACCATAAAATAGTGCCATGCCAGAGATACCGTAGTTGTCTAGAGTAGGATCAGAGTTATCATCTTGAGTAAGAACTCTAGTTTGTCTCACAAATAATTCAACTGCTGATGCTCTTGCATTACTATTTTCAGGAATATCTATAGAAGTTTCTGACCAAGTTGAATCACCACCAGTAGAAGATTTAACAACTCCTAATAGATTTACTGTTGATGAACCAACAACACTATAATAGAGTAAAAGATCCTCGTCAGGTGTTTCACCACCATTTAAACTAGTACCACGAATAACTGACCATTCAATCTTTTCTACATTAGATAGATCTAAAGGACCAATTGTATATTCTCTAGTACCTGGACCTGCAAAAGGTAAGTATCTATTAGAACGAGTACCATATGTTGGGGAATCACCATTGCCACTAGTAGACATCTGGAATTTACCATTATTTCCAGTTCCATTGCCAGGAGTTACTGGTTTCAAAAGAACTTCTTTAGTATCACCATCAGCACTAGAAAGTTTCCAAATACCATCATCAAATCTTGTAGCACCAGGTACACCTGTTAAATCACATTCATAATATCCACCTTCAGGATTAGATAGAGTTCCCTCTATTTCTTCGCCAGGTAATGTTCCTCTAAATTCTGCTGTAACATTACCAACACCACCGTTTGCAGATCCATCACCACCATTAGAACCAGCAGATTGTAGACCACATGTAACAGATGTATTAACGTTGGCAATAGAAAGGATTAATGTAGCACCTTGACCACCGCCACCACCTAGTCTTCCATCCTGCTCACTTTCATCTTGAACTCTAATCTGAACATATCCAGAACCACCAGAATTTCCTGGATTACCACCATTACCTGCAGTGCTCCATGATGCTGAACAATAATCAGATCTGTAAGCAGATCTACCACGAGCACCACCAGTACCACCACCATTACCATTATGTCCAACACCTGCTTGTCCACCAGTACCACCGTTAGCTTGTCCACCAATACCGACGCCACCGCCGCCTCCTCCACCGCCACCAGCGGTGCAGTTACCAGTAGTACCATTAGCACCAAAGGTAAAGTCGAGTGCAGATGTTTGTGAATTTAAGTTAGATGATGCACCTTGGTTGTTACCACCAGCGTAGCATCCATCAGTAGTACCACCACCGTTGAAACCACCACCTGATCCACCGCCGCCACCGCCGCCGCCTGCGCCACAAATAGGAATAGCACCATCCCAGAAAATACCAGTGGATCCACCACCGCCACCACCTGAAGCACCATTACCCCAATAACCAAGTCCAGCGTTACCGCCTGGCGATGAACCAGAACCTCCTGTACCAAACCGATATTCTGTTCCAGTTCCACTAACAAGAGAGTCAACATCATTCCATCCTTGCCCACCACCACTTCCTGTAGTCCACGTCAGACTAGTAGGACCAAATCCAAGGTTTGCAGTAACTAATGCACCAGCACCACCACTACCACCGTTTGCACTATTATTACATCCAGAGTTACCATTTCCATTACCACCACCACCGCCGCCGCCAGCAGCTTTGATAGTTACGGTTCTAGCTGTAACACCAGTATTAGAAGGTGCATTCCATGATGATCCACCTTGTGTTACAAATCCAGTATCGGTAGTTATAGTGAATGTACCAGATGTTCCAAAACCACCTACACCTCCATCTCCACTTCCTGAACCACCATTAATAGTTCCACTACCAAAATTACCACCATTACTTCCTGAAGCACCATTTGAAGAACCACTGATAGAAACATTATCCATAGCTAATAGAGCAGCAGGAACTAGATATGTTCCTCCATTACCACCATTACCACCATTGTCACCAGCACTACCGCCATTACCGCCATATGCATAGCAAGTGTAAGTAGCTCCACCAATATCAAATGTTGCATATGAAAATCCACCATTGCCACCATCACCCGAAGTTCCACCACCACCACCGCCAGGCGCTTTTAATACAATATCAATTCGTGTTACATCGCCAGCTGATGCAGCAATTGCTGGTAAAGTAAATGATCCTTGTGATACTAGTTCATCATTTTGGAAGACTGTACCAGTGCCAGGTGGTGTAAATACATCTGCTTTACCACCAATTTTAGTTTGTCCATCAACAACATATAATCTTGGAGAAGGTGTTGATACTACATCTTCAAATGTACCAGCAGCAATTCTAACTGCAACAGTACCAGAAGCTTGGCCAAGTGTAGGAGTTGATTCTGGTGTATATGCAAATGCCGTACTAGAAAACTGAGACTCTAAAATTTGGAACGTTCCATTATACATTCCTTGATCTTCTGGTATTGCACCTTGAATTGTGATATAATCACCTTTACTAAATCCATGTGCTTCTGGTGTGGTGACTAATACAATATTGTTAGCAGAATCAAATACTGCTGTAAGAACAGGAACAATCGGACTACCAGTAATAGGATAACAACCATCTGGTTCTGGTGGATCCTCAATAATACCACCACGTAGTCCAATACCTTGAATGCCCAACATGTCATTAGCATTGTCATTGCCAGCTGGAACACCAGAATCTTGTTCAGTTCCTGCTCTGAGAGTTTGTTTTAATTGAATATTTTGATTTGGTTGATCTTGTAATGCTGTAGGAATATCAATAATAAATTCTCTCCAGTTAGAGTGAATAGCATCATATAAAGCAAATGCTTCTGCCCCTTCTAATCCATTTTCAATTCTGTAATCGTTTACAGATGGGAAAAGACGAAGTTCTGTACCATCACTGAAAATACAATATAATCCTTCATTTTCATTGTTAGGACGTTCTCCACCATTACTATCATTACCAGCAACAGCAAAGACGTAAAGTTGAGTATAACCAGTGAAATCAAGTGTATATGTGACGCTTCTACTTAATTTTAATTGATCTGGATTATCAAAACCAGTTGCTGTAGCACGATATCCAAAAGCAAGATAGACATTACTTTGTGCAACTCCTGGTTTAACAAATCCTTCCCACTCTCCTGTTCCAGGACCATGTGGTTCTAATGAAACATCATCATATCCAATTCGACCACCACTAATAGGTGTTAAGTATGAAACTAATTCTGGATCAGAGACATCCCAAAAAATATCAGCAGGTTGATTAGGATCAACACCACCAGGTCCTGGTGTATTACCAAAAGTTGCAAGTGATGGATCGTTTAACTTCTCGCGAGTTAATCCATGTGAGTGACCTAATGCTAATCCACCTTGTCCAACTGGTTCAAATGGTAGTATATTAGCTCTTTGAGTAGTATAATTTACAGCAAATTCATCGATAGGTACACCATCTCTTTCATTATCAACAGAATCATCAGCAATAGATGATAAAATATAATGATTATGTTCTACTGGTCTATTGAAAATATGATCATCAATAGGTCCAATTCTAAATTCAACCTTACCAGTAACGTAAGTGAATACATCAGCACTAATATTTTGATATCCAGTTGTTCTTACATCTCCAACACTAAAAAATACCCCACCGTCTAAAATTTGATCTTTTGAAATATACCATCTACCACCAGTTTGTCCAACACTATTAACCAATGCATTTTCTACTGTTGGTGTTCCTTCTCCATCTACATCACCAATACCTACAATAATTCTATCTCTGTAGTCTGGTAGATTAAATGTTCCTACCTGATGAGGTGAATCAGCAAATGTAAAAGACTTATTAAGTAGAATAGTAGGATGAGTGCCAGTAGTAATATCTACATTGTTTTTAGGTAACGTAGCTGGGTCAATAGTGTCAGGAAATACAATTTCATATGCAAATTCACCTGATGGAAGTTGTGCGCTACTAAGAGTTTCTGTTGGTACTTTAGTTACATAAAATATAGAATACTCCCAATCACCTGAGGGCATAGATCCCAATCCTGGTCCAGCTGGTGTACTACCAGTATCATCTTGCATTCTAAATGCTGTTCCATATGGATATGGTAGTTTATTTCCACTCGCAATACCAGGATCTCTATAGAAATTGATAAAGCATTTATTACCAATCCATAAAATCCTTCTCATACCACCAGCATTTGCTGACTGTGTTGGTCTGGAAGTTGTAGATCCACCGTAAGTGTTTCTAATAGTAGAATATAATTGAGGATAATCTCTAATATTTAATTCACTTCCGTCACAGTACAAATATCCTTTGTAACTATGCTCCATATTCAAACCACCAGAACCTGCACCACCAAGTGCATGTGCTGGATCAGTAGAAAAAGTATCTACTGGCACAGGAAAAATGGATCCAATAGAAGCATAGTTAGCTTCATGTTCCTGCTTATAAGCAGTAAATTTATTTCTGTACGAAACTGTCATCAGTATTTGATTAGAAACTCTTGGACAAGATATGGTTGTATAAACTGGTCTGCTTTATTCTGCTCATTAACTATAATCTTCAATGTAGAAGATAAGTTAGCTGCTGGAATAAATGTTGGCACAGTATTCAATTGATATGTATGTGGTTGTGCTTCAAAGTTTACAAAGTGTCTATGTGAAGCATCATTACCAAATTGTTGCACTTCAGTAGTGGTGTTTGAGATAGCAGAAATGCCCTCTCTATCACCATCTTTATTACCATCAAAAGGAACGTTTGTAAACTTCCAGTTGCCTGGTATAGAAAACTCTCCAATTAAGGATGTTGGTCCCGCCATCTGTGGCATACCAGAACAAACAATACCACCAATTAAACCAGATGGTTCACATTTGGTAAAAATTGTTCCTGTGTAGTCTACTGTACCACATGTGGTATTATCTTGAGGTTGAGATCCTTCACTATCATCACAACCAATACTAGTTCCAGACCACATTGGATATAAACATCTTCCATCTGATTCAGTGTCTCCACTGCCAATTAATCCCTGTACATAACTAGACATTGTATCATTATTAAATACATCTGTATCAGCAAGATCTGGTGTTAAACAATAGTTCTGTGGTGGAATATAGAAATTACAACCTTGTAAACAACCACCATAAACATATCTGGTACAGCTACCAAGTAATGCATTACTAAATCCATCAGGATTACTAACACCAGACAATTTAAATCTAGTAGATGCAACAGCACAAAGATCTTGTCTAGTATTATAATACCATGGAACAACACATAGAGTAGATTTTCTTCTATAAAAGTTTCTGCCAAATGAACTAAATTCATTTCCAATCGATGATCTTACCCTAGTTCTATTGCCGTCATGGAAGTGAGCATGTGGTATAAAAGCATTAGGAAGAACTTCAATAGTTTCTGTATAGTTACCTGTATTTCTTACAAATCCTGGTTCACCAGTAACAGGAATTATTTGAGATGGGATAAAGAAATTACCCTGATATAATATTTCATATACTTCACCAATATTACTCTGTACTTCTAATCCAACACCAGATTTTGTAATCTCTTGGTTGTTATCATCCTGAATTCTCAAATCAACTTCTAGTCCTAAGTTAGCACCAGATGATGCTCGTAACTTTTTAGAACCATAATCAGGTAATTGGAACTGATTCTCTAGTAAGTTGACATTTGGTTTTTTATATCTAGACTGAGATCCAACACCTAAAATTGCTGCTAGTTCTGGAAAAATATCTGCAGCATAGATAGCACCATCACACCTTAGATATCCAGCTGGTAGTAATTCTTTTGTAGAAGCATTATCTGGATCATTAGTGGTTAACTCATACGACCAGTGAATGATGGAACCACTAGTAGTTCCAATCTTTGCTTTTTCTCTATTATAGAATACTGCCATTTAGAATGCCCTCATTATAACAAGAGTAGTAAGTGACGGGGTATTGGGATTAATCTGCACACTTAAAGCCTTGTCAACACTTACAGGTGCTATAGTTCCCGTTGTCATATTATTTATGAGCGTAGTGCTTGGAATTCTCAACTGACCTCTTGTCATTGATAGATCAATTGTGAAATGATTATGAGATGCAAGTGACTGCGACCCCCACTGATCAGCATTATGATTTAACGTTGTAGGATATGGTCCTTGTCTTCTTGCATTAGTAACACTACTACCACCTACATATGAGTTTTGAGCCCCATTATATCTTCCTTCTGGAGGGAATGGCAAAGAAACTGCAGGTTGATCCACTTGAGGGATACATGAATAATCATCGTCATAAGCGTTTTCAATAGTATAATACTGTTGAATAGTTCTTGGACTGGATGTTGCTCTAGCTTGTGGAATTGTTTGTGAAGCAGAAGTAAAATCACGGAATGTACTACAATCTACTAAACTATCTGCAAGTGGATCATACCATGTGAGTGATACTTCACTCGCAGTAAAGTTATCAACTGTACCTTCATTGCCAAGTGGTTCTGGTGTAACAGTTGTCCATTCAGATCCTTGTGTATCATATTGACCAGGCATAAAAGTAGAAACATATGTTCCTTGTGTTTGAGCTGATGGATAAGAACCATTAGTACCATCAGAATTTGTAGGTCTTGGATGAGTATGTGCAGGAGTATGGTCAATACCTAATTTTCTTGGTATAGTTCTAAATGTGTCAAAGAATGCAGGATCGCTTAAAGTAATTCCAGTAATTTTACCAGATAGAGTTGTTGATGGATCAACAGAAAAATTCACATCGATATAAGATGTAATAAGATTTAACGGTGCTGCATCATTACCATTTTCTGTGATATATGCGCCAACAACCGCATTATCAGCTGGATCAAGTCTAGAAGATTCTAGATCAACCATGCTACAATTATTTAAACTTGGGAGAATGAATACATCTTCCTCTTCATAGTATGGATATGGGTTTTGGATACCAACTGCAGGACCACCAGTTTCCTGATAAGGACCATATGTATTACCTATCAGTTGTGCCAACAGAGGATAATCAAGAGCTCTGAGAGTTTGTCCTCTACAGACAATATATCCAAAAGGGATTGCGTCTTCTGCGACAGCAGATGTACTTGATGAACCCGTCCAAGGCATAATTGTTCCGATTGGAACTGCCTTGGCGGATTTGATTCTATTGTAATTTGCCATTGATTATACCTCGGTTAACCACCATCCTTGTACTGAAGTTGGAATACCAACTTGTCCATTACTATCAACAGAACCAAGATATACAAGAGCAAACGCAGCATTAGGAGTTTGAACTACCAGTTCTCCAGAAGGATATGGTGTAATTCTTCCACCCAACAGTGTTCCAGTATCATCTCCCTGAATCTTAGTTCCAGAAGATTCTGCTGTTCTTAGTACCAATGATGTATTATAGCTTAAGTTACCACCAACATCTGTGATTCTCACAATATCTCCTGATTGAGGACCAGATGGTAATGTAAGAACTAATGTAGTTGAAGCAGTAGTATTTACCATATAAGTAATATTTGGTACTAATGTTAGATCCTCTTCTGGAGATGCAGAAGAAATATATCTTGTATGTCTAGCACCACTAGAAGTAGTGAAGTTAGTAATACCAAATGCATCGATAGAACTATCTTGCTTAATTGCATACTCTTCTGTGCCATCTACACCAAGATTTTCTAAAGCAAATTGCTTGAATGTTGTAGAAGGTGGATTAGATGCCAGACCATTAACAGTAAACGACCTACCAGCAGTTACATTAGCCAGGTTATCAACAGAGAA